TCGGGCTTCCCCTTCAGCTAGCGCCGCGTCGTATGTTTCAAAATCGCTTTCCGCCTCAATAATGAAACCCTCGGGCGGATGCTTCCCGTTTTCATCGTAGTCTGTGCGGGTATAAACGCACCAAGCGGTGGCCTCATGCGGGTCCGCGTAGGTGCTATTCCCCTCGGGGTCCACAATGAACCCGTGCAAGCAAATGGTAGTCACCTTTGGGCCGGTCATTGGGCGACCTCCTTAGGAACCGTAAGGCAAACGGAGATTGAAAGGGAGCCCAACTTGATGAACCTCAAGCCCCCAACCTTGAAAGTCTCAAAGCGAAGGGTGCGAGCCCAATAGGCTTGCGACCAGTATGCCTTGCGCGCCAGCTTGTCCGCCTTGCGCTTCGCATCGCGCCGCACTTGGGCCTTGAGCCTATTGAACTCCCGCCATTCCGCGCGGGTGATGCAATAGGGGAAGTCAACTTGGATGTTCATTAGCGAGCCTCCCCTGTGAGAAGGTCGCAAGCGTAGCTAATGGCTGCCAACACAGACAGGCCCCAAGCGTAAGGGACCATAGCCACGGCCGCCGTGGGCAAGTAGTTAGGATCAACGGCGATAAACGCCATTGCGCTAATGGCGATGTGGCTCATAAGGGCCAACCCGATAAAGACTTTTGAGTGAAGGCTCATGTTGCTAACTCCTAGGTTTGCACGTTAGGGACTAGCGCCTAGGCCAGCCCTGTGATGTCTTGTAGTCCCGCACCTAACGCTTAGTCAAGGGGCTTGTTCCCTGGGGCCCCGCCCCATGTTGGCCATTAGGGACCATCCAATGGCGTCTAGGGGCGACCTCATGGCCTCTCCGGTGCCTCATGGTGGCGTCTCCTCGGGCTGGCACACTAGGAGCCCCAACCCTATGAGCCCTCCCCGCGAGCCACCCTAGCGCCCTGCCACTGGCCAGCACCATGAGCAACCTCGGGGAGACGCAAAATAGCCCGCTTCCCGTGGCTGTGTGTTGCTCGGGTTGCAGGCTCGGGGGTTGGGGCTGGCATGTGTGCCCATTGCGAGGGCTCAAGGCGGGCTTGACTAAGTGGCAATCCAGTCAAGTTTGGTGGCATCGCAACGACTTACACCCACGCGCGCCTAGGTGACCTGCGCGGGCGCGATAGTATGTGGGTGGGCCAATGGCAAACACACGGGGGCCAGGGGGGTATAGGCGGCCGGCGCCCTCACGTTCTGCTCTTTATGTGTGGCGCCAAATATCGGCCGGAACTTTACTAAGCGGATCCTGGTGGACTCTCTTAGCGGTTCTCTTCGTCGTCAATCCACACGGCCATCACCTTGTCCCCGCCCCCGTGGCTCCTAGCGGCCGACTCCGTGGGGTGGATCTTAGGACGCACCGTGGTGGCCTTGCCGTAGCGGCGTCTCTGGTAGGGCCTCGCTGGGCTGTACGTGTCAGAGTCCCAGCCGATGTACCCAATGATCCTCACCCGAGGTTGCTCCTGCCCTTGCCCTGGGGTCGCCCAAGCCCTAAGGGGTCCGCCCCGAGAGCCATCCCAGGGAGCAACTCGGCGCCATACGTGGGGAGGCCCTGCTTGATCCGCTCCTGGATGATCTGCTTGATCTCCTCCATCAGCGCGACTTCTTTATCTAGGGCCAACGCATCTTGCGTTCTTTGGCGCATCCTCTCCATGAACTTCGCCACGAGGCTCGCCAGGCCGTCAACCTTGTCGTCCTTCGCTATGCAGTCCCGCACCTTGGTGATCCGGGTGAACTGGTAGGTGAGGCGATAGAAGCGTCTCCTGGCGTCTTCGATGTTGGGGTAGTTCCCCGAGTTCATGTCCTTGGCGATCACCTCCCTATTGATGACCACCCTATGGCTGCTCACCGGGGGCTCCAGGGTCTCGATGATACGGCGCTCCTTTTGAACCGCCCCTTTGCGGTCCTCCTCGATGACGCACGGGTGGGTGATCTCCTGGAGGTGGGGCCTGAGGAGTGCGCCGAACATGCCCTGCCCGAAGTTGGACTCCACGTAGATGTACCCCACGAGCCACAGCTTGGCCAACACAGCGATCCACTTCATGGTCTCGGGGGTGTGCCCTTCGATGGAAGCCCGGAGAGCACATATGAAGACCATCGCGGAGAGCCCAGCGCCTACCGTAGCGGTGGTCTCATCGGTGCCGGCACCCGAGGGGTCCACGTACATCCAAGTGATCTCCACCGGGAGCCACTCCTCTTGGGGGCTCACATAGGCGGGCTCATGGATGGAGTCCCCGTGGAGGGCATCCACCTGGAGGTCTGTGATGGCGTTCTGTTTGGTTGGCCCCCAGCGGACATCAGGGGGAAGGAGCAGCGCGACCTTGCCCCTGTGGAGGCTGGGGGTGGCCCATTCGAGGATCACCAGATCGCGTAGCTTCAAGGGGGCCGCATTGCCAGCGCCAGCGTCCAGGTGCAGCTTGAATTGCCGGGCGTATTCGATCCTACCAAAGTCCCGCTCCTTGCCGAGGAGTACCTCGATGCCGAACCGGGAGGGCTCGGTTGGCATACCGGAGAGGCCAGGGTCCTTCTGGAGGTCGCCCTCGATCATCGGAGCGAGCCACGAGCCGAACTTGGGGAGTTCATCCTTCTTGGGATACTCGCTGGGCCACATACGCATAGCGTAGCCCTTCTCGGTGGCCAACTCGGGGTAGATGCTTTGCTCGTTCTGGGCGGTCCCCAGCATGATCTCACGGCCGCCTGGCACGAGGATAGCGCCGGGTATTTCAGCGTGGGCCTTGCGTAGGTCTATGCGCGCCTTCTCGGTGTCACTCGTGGAGGGGATCTCGATGTCATCGGGGATGGCCAGCCTGGCGCGGCGGCCGGTGACTTGCCCGAAGAGGGACATGGCGGCAAACGACTCAGATTTCTTTGGGGTCGCCCCCCGCACGTCGAAGGCTTGGGTGGACTGGCGCTGGTCGGGGGTAGGGCGTAGGTGTTCCAGCCAATCGAATTGCTGGATCATCTGCCACCCGAAGTAGCTGTTCTGCTTGGCCGCGTTGGTGGTCGCGGAGACGGTCAGGACGATCTCCTCTTCGGGGTCCACATAGAGGGCGTGGATCGCCTTGGTGACCGCGATGTAGGACTTCGCCATGCCGCGAAAGCCCATGTCAATCTGACGGTCGGGGCCATTCACCATGAAGTCCGCCACGTCATAGTGTAGGCGGGTGGGATCTGGGAAGTTTAGGGAGCGCCATGTCTTCCACATGAAGTTCGGGAAGACGCGGAGCGGGTCCTTGGAGGTGACCGCTGAGAGAGACTTGGCGGGGACTATGTTGGCCACTTAGTGTGACTTCGCGCCCATGATGGTCTCGCCGCGTTGGCTCCCATCGTCATTGAACGGGAAGTCCTCAGCGGCGGCTTTGGCCACTGTGCCGAAGTCCCCACGGCGCACCGAGGAGATCGTGATGGCGTTGTCCTGGCACACCTTACGGATGACTTCGAGGGTCGCGGCTGGGATCTCGCCATCGGTGGAGAGAGCCCTGATGAGGTGCCCCACGAAGAGGTCAATGAGTTGCTTATCGGCCGGGATCGGCCTGGAGTCCTTCGGGGTGTCTGTCACTGGGCTGAAACCTTTGAGAGGAAGTCTATGATCTTACCACCGGCTGTACCACCCGCAGCAGCGGCGCCAGCGATGATCCACTTCCACTTCTCCAAGGCCCGCATACGGGTCTCCAGATCAGCGATCTTGGTGGTGTTCGCAATGTCGCCAGCTTGGATGTCTGCCCGGAGGTCGTTCTTCCAGTCGGCCAAATCAGAGCGGAGGTTCTTCACCTCGCCCTTGATCTCGCCCATAGCGAAGGCGACCATTGGGCTATAGTCCTGGCCCTCGGGGGCGTTGCTGGACTTGTCCGTATCGTGGGTGCTCATTCATATCACGCGAAGGTTGAGGTTTTGTAGGTGCCGACCGAGCCGTGGGTGATCGCCCCATCGTTGGGTCCTGTGGTGTGGTACACCGTGTTGAGGTTGGCCATCGTGGCGCCGTAGCCATTCCAGTGTCCGTTCCCGGAGTTCATGTTACCGGTGGCGTCAATGATGATCGCCTTGGTGTAGGTACTGATGAGGGAAACCCCCATGAAGTCAACCACGGTGGTGCCGGCCGCATTGACGAACGCACCAGAGTCCGCCCCAAAGCCGGTGGCCCCCCGGAAGGAGACCGCCGAGCATGTCACCACATTGTGGTTGGGCGTGGTGCCACAGCCAAGGCAATCCGACTCGATGGCCTGGGCGTTGAGGCTCTTGGTGTAGCGCACATCGGAGAAGTACGTGCTGCACTTCTTCGGGAGAATGACCGTCTTGGAAGGGTACGTGACGTTGCCCACCGCTTGGATCCCGCCACCGAGGGTGCCGTTGTTGGACACAAGGTTGAACTGGGCTTCGCTCAAGTCGAGGCCAGTGTCGGTAGCCGTACAAGCCCCGGTCAACCACGAGACGACATACTGGGTGGACGCCGCCGAGTCCACGTGGCTGTAGTAGCACTTGGCGTGGAACCTGGTGACACCGCCGAGGTTGTTCACCGTGCCACCACCATTGGGGCTGTCTGTGTCAAAGCAAAGACCGTAGGCGTGGGTATTGGTGCCCTTGGCGATCACCGTAACGGTGGACGCTATGTAGTGATTGAAGGAGCGCATCTCGGAGAGCGAGATCGCGGAAGCAGGCAGGCCGAAGCTGGAGCCACCGTACACCACGGTTGCCCCGGTGATGAAGCACTGGTCTCCACCCAACTCTATGGAGTCAATACGGGGGCAGTTGTGGTAGCCACAGTATTGGGCGTTGCCGTGGATGTCAGCGGCCGGCACACCGTTGTTGACGGCGGGATCGGTGTGGAGGCGCATCCCTTCGATGACAATGTGGCGGTTGATGATGTTGTAGGCACCACTATCACCGCCAATCGAGGCCGAGTGCCAAACACTCTGGGCCGTGCCGCCGCGAACTCGGGCGCCGTGGCCGTTGATGATGACGAGGGCGTAGGTGGAGTTACCACCGGCCGCCTGCTTGCGGGTCGGGTTGATGTTCTCCAGGGTGGCGAAGTAGGGGCGATCAATGGCGATGGTCTGGGTGGCCGTGGGGCCGCTCGCGTAGATGTTCTCCACCTTGGACTTGCGCCCTAGGTTACCCAGGAAGATCACGTTGGTGGTGGAGATGGCGTCCCCGGTGGCTACCAGGCCAGTCATCTCAAGGTTGTTCTCGTTGAGTTTGCCCAAGGCGGTCTTGGTCGTGACGTAACTATCGTAGGTGGGACCGGACAGGTAAACCGTGTTGCCGCTCACTCGGGTGACCTCAACGGCCTCGCCCTTGTAGTAGGTCTTGGAGCCTGACGCGATGGACCATATCTGGGTGACATCGGTGGAGTACAGGAAGATGGGATCACCAGGGGACACCGAGGGGGCCGAGGCAAAGGTTAGGGAGGTCGCCCCTTCGGCTACGTTCACAGAGAGCGCGGGGAGGGCAGAGAAGGAGCCCACCGAGTAGATCGTGGAGTTGTTCGTGGGGGCCACAGCGGCGAGGGTCGCGTCAATACCGCCACCATTCCAGTGGACCACCGAGGAGGCGGGGATCGTGATGGTGCCGTCCACCGGGACGATGAGCCCAGCGGCGTGTTCGTAGGGGCGCTTTAGGGTGGAAGCCGCAGCGAGGGCCGCGTTGATGCGAGCCGAGTTGGTGGCCCCGGAGAGGGCCGCTGAGATGCCGTAGTATTCGCTGCGGACTGGCCCCTGGAAGATACGCTTCAGGTAATGCCCAGCGCCGCCCGCTGTGGTGAGGATGAGCCCAGCATCGGGGGTCCCTGTGGTGACAACCTCGAAGAAGCCACCGCCTCCGTCCCCGCTCGTGGAGTAGCACGGGGTGAAGCACTGGGTCCCAGCCGCGATGCCGGCCGTGACGAGAGCCTGGAGGGCCGCCATGTTGGAAGCTGAGAGGCCCGCACCCGTAGCGAGGGCACCAGCCGCCGTAACCAGGGCGGGCAGGCCATTTGAGAAGGTGAGCAACAGGCCGTCCCGCGCGGAGCCAGCCAAGGGGAGAACCATGTCGAGCCCAACATCGGAGTCGGGCGCGTGGATGGCCAGCTTGGAGTTGTAGGTGGCGTGGTCATCCCGCTCCTGTATCAGGTAGAGAAGCTGGACGGCATCCACGTTGATGTCAGCCGGGAGGATGGATCCCGATTGGATGGTGTGGAGCATGGCGTCAATGGGAGTCTCCCGGATGACGGCCACATTGCCCGTACCCGCAGCGGGGGCGGTGGCAAGCTTGATGCTGGTGGGGCTGTTGTACGTGAAGGGAACCGAGGCCCCCGAGACGTATGCCTTTAGGTGAGTGGTCGCCAGGTAGGGAAAGGGCACCGCGAAGTCACGGTTGCTCGCATCACCGTTGTAGTAGGAGCGCGCATAGTAGGTGGTGGTCATTGCCCTGATACCTTCTGTTCATATTTCTTGATGTCAATGCCGAGTGTCTGGAGCAGCTTCGGATTGTCCGAGAGGTCCGTTGCAGAGTAGGGGCGCAACTTGTCATCGTCAATCTTCTTGGCCGCCACGATGGCGAGTTGGTGACGCGCGATGGGGCTCTCCTTGGCTACCGCCTGGATGGCCGCCTTGTTGTAGGTGTTGAACACCTTGGCGATCACCGCACCCCGGGAGACGTTCCCCTCGGAGTCCATCAGGTTGCTCGCATCGCCGTCCTTCGCGTTCTTGTACTCGGGGCGCTGGAAGAGATTGGTCAACGCGGTGCGGAGATTGGCCCCAGTGTTGGGATCAACCACCGTTTGGCGGGCACCCACGAGCGCGTCATAGAGGGAGCGGCCGTTCTCTAGCTTCACCTGGGTGGAGTCAATGAAGTTGTTATCGAAGGACGAGGGGTGGGTGACACCGGGGGCGGACCCCGTGACTTGCCGGAGGCGGTCCAGTTCGGTCATCACCGGGTCGCTCTTGAAGGTGGTCGCCGGGGCGACGGTGATTGGGAGCATGTTCTCAATGAGGCTATCCCGGGGGACGTGCAGGGGCTCGCCCAGGACGTTACGCACCGGGTCCAATTCCTTGGAGGCCATCGGGAGGGAGTTCATCAGGGCTTCACCCGGGGAGGTCGCGCTCCGCTTGAGGTCGTCCGTGGTGTTGCGGCCTAGCTGCGTCACGAAGTTGGGGACCAGGGAGCGAGACACCACCGAGTTCATCGTCCGGTGGAACAGCGACTCGTCCGCTCCAGGAGAGGCGCCAAAGTTCATCAGGTTGCTCGCGCCCTGGAGAGCGGACTTGTCTTTGAAATACTGGGCGAGGGCGCCGATGGAGCCGATCATACGGGCTTCGTACCCCGGGTCGTCCTGGCGGTGGTACACGGTGGAGTCGTACATATTGGCAGGGATCGCCAGAGTGGCCCCGGGCAAGTCATAGCGGGAGTAGTCCACCCACTTGTCACCGATGCGGATTGAGTAGGGCTGGTAGCCTTGGTCACTCCACGCCTTCCGATTGCCGGGATCTGTGGGGCCGGCGCCTGTGAGTTGACCCTGGCGGGCGAGGTGGTAGGCCCACAGCATGAAGGCACCGCCGAGCATGGTACGGCCGAGGGCGTCAGCTTGGCGAACAGCACCGAGGTGGCCGAGGAGTTCGTCTCGGGTCTCACCCAATGCGAGGTTGAGTCCGGGGATACGGCGTATGGTCTCGCCCAGAGAGTTCGCCGGGACGTTGAACACGGGGAGGATGTAGCGGGTCTCGGGGAACTGGGAGCGCATCTCCTGGATGAACTGTGAGGCTTTCCCTACGAGCGGATGATAGGAGTTACCGGAGAGGCCGCCCGTGAGGGTGGTGCGCTCGGCGGTACGCATGGCCGCTTCGTTGGTGGCCTCGCCAACTTCGTCAATGGAGTTCTCCATCGCGGACTTCACGTAGTCGGCCTTCGACATGGTGATGCCGGGGGTGGTCTCGTGTTCCACCAGGGCATTGAGGCGGACCTCGCCCATGTAGGAAAGGCGCTTGGCGAACTCGTCCAGGCCGGCGTTGATCCGCTGGAAGGAGGAGGGCCAGTAGTTGATGAGGTTGCCAAGTTGGTAGCCGATGGTGACGCTATCCTGCTTCTGGGCCGCGCGGATCATCGCATCGGTGACGGGACCCATACGGCCAACGTCCACGGTCCAGCCACCACCGAGGATGGAGCGGTTTTCCTTTGCCGCCTGGAGTGCCCACCGGAAGGCATCGGGAATGTCACCCACCGTTTGCACGTAGGCGCGGCTGGCATTGGTGGCCGTGGAGAGCAGCTTGGCGCGCGCCTCCTGGGAGATGAGCGGGTTGAGTGCCCCGATGAAACCCCCAGCGGTCTTCTCCAGGGTGTGGAGCATCCCGATCATCGAAGGGCCGACCACGTTCATGGCGACCGAGGGGAGACCGGCTAGAGCGTTCGCTGTGAAGTTGTTGGCGAAGGACGTGCGAAGGTAAAGCCACTGGGAGGGAAGCGTTTGGATGCCTCGGAGGAAGTTCTGGCGCGCGGCGGCGTCACCCTTGAGGTCTTTCCATATGGAGTAGAAGTCGTTGATGTCCTGGACGGAGACCGGCTGGGGTGGCACTGGGTGACCAGCCTCCTTGAAGAGATTGCCGATCTTGTCTTCCATGCCCAGCTTCTCGCCCACATAGTCAGCCGCCTTGCGGAGTACCGAGGTGGAGCGCAATCCGCGGCCTAGCGAGGAGCGGATGTTCTGAAAAGAGCCGGAGAAGGCCACCACGTTGTTGATCGCGGCTTTGTGCGCCTGAATATCGGCTAGTGGGGCTTCCGCTGTGATGCCCTTCTCGGCCATTGCGTCCAGTTGGGAGGCCATATTGCGCCATAGCATCTGGACTGAGGTGGTCGCCACGTCAATATCGGCCACGTTCCCCGCAACATGCTGGGCGTAGGCGAGCATATCGGTGGGATCCACACCAACTTCGACCGCAGCGGCTCTTGCCATAGCATCGCGCTCAATGTCAGTGCGAACAACGTGCGGGGTATCGTGAAGCTTGATCGCCAGGGAGCGGAGCAGCGGGGCTACGGCCTCGTTGTCCATCCCGGGGAGGAACCCAGTGCGAGCGTTGCGGATGGACGCGGGGGCACCTTCAGCCAGGTTGATCGGCTTCTCTGTGCCGGCATTGCGGATGCTCTCCGGGGTGCTGTCCACCAGGCCGGGCTTCATCTCAGCGCGGGTCTTGGCGAGGAGGTCGTTGAATTGCTCACTGGGGATCTGGACTACGGGCTCGCCGTTGACGCGAACCTCCATATGCCCTGCTCCCCGAACAGCCTCCACAGTGGACGGCGCGGGGTGTGCAGCCTCGGGGATCGTGTTCTTGGCGGCGTCTATGGCAGCTTGCTTGGCGACCTCATCGGGTGCGCCCTTGATGACGCTCCTGAAATACTTGGCGCTCTGGAAGACGGTATCCGCAGCGATGCCACCGAGGGTGTTCTCCACGGCGTTCTTGAAGCGGTTCTCCAAGGGGCCGGCCTGGTCGGGATCTGCTCCGAGCCAATCGGTGAACTCGGTGTGGATCCCCAGGTTGTTGAGCGCGGAGGTGAAGCGGGCCTCGTGCGGATCTGTGAGGATCCCGGAGGCGGCACCGAAGTTAAGGGCACTTTCACCTATCTTGCCGATGGAGCCTGGCCCAGCCAGCTTGGGGATGAAGGAGAACAGCTTGGTCTCCCCGAACGCTTCCGCGCCGAGGATGAGAGAGCCCATCGTGGCCACCCCTTGGTTCACCGAGTTGTTACCAACCTTGCCGAGGTAATCCTTGGAGGAGACGATGTTCTCCCAGGAGGTGCCCTTGAGATCCATCCCAGAGAGCATCGAGATGGCGCCAATCATGTGCTGGCCGGGGAATAACTCTGGGGTGCTGTCTAGGGTCTTGCCCCAGTTGAGCAGGTTCTTTCGGCCGCCGAGGTCGCCCGCAGCGTCCATGATACCACCAGCGATGGTCCCCGGGATACGGGCTGCGCCTGCCACCGCGCCCTTGTCCACGGCGGACTTACCCGTGATGAAGCCGGAGAGGGTATCGGTGAGAGTACTAAGGATGCCCTTCTTGTCCGGTGCGTTAGCGTCGGTGGGGAGCGCCGTGGTGGTGTCCTGTTGGAGGCTCGGGGTGGGAGCAGCAGGAACCGGCTCGGGGGGTGGCGGGGCGTAGCCCTGCGGCGGCGGCTCGGCCACAGGAGCGGGCGCGGGTGTGGCGCTCTTGGAGGTTGTGACCCCAGCGAGCATCTTAGCGTCCCACTTGTCGGCGGACGCCAAGCCTTCCTTATCGGGAGTGCCGGGATTGCTCATTCTTTAGGTGTCCCCATGTAACGCGGAAGGTTGCTGTCTAGCCAGCGGCCACGGGCGGCCTTCACCGCGATGGCAGCGCCCGCAAAGTCACCGGGGTGATCTACGAGCCATTGGCTGGACGCGGAGAGGAGCGCCTGTTTCAACTCGGCGGTGACACCACGGGGGAGGAATCCCTTACCCTCAACCTTGAGGGAGGCGTTGATCCACTGGACAGTCTTGGTGGCCTGGGCATCGGCGGCGTTACGCAGATCCACGTAGGGCTGCACCGTGCCGTGCATTGCCTTGGTCGCTTCCTTGAGGCCCTTGCCAGGGGTGGGGAACATCTGGCCGGATTGCTGGTTGAGGCCCTTGGTGGTCTCAATCGCTTTGTTGAGCAGCGAGGAGCCGTCCTCGGGCGACATCTGGCCGTTGTGGACAAGCTGGCCGATGGACTCGTTCAACTCCGGGGTGATGCCCGTGGTGGCGGCCTCGCGGTGGAGGGCGAGGATCTTGTCCGCCCCCGAGCCACCTCCGAGAGTGAAGCCCCGCGTTGCCGCGAGGGCGAGCGCCTGGTTGTCAGCCGTGGTGGCTTGGGCCGTGTTGAGGGCCGAGGCGAGAGCGAGGGGGTTGGCTCCGGGGTTGTCCTTGGAGAGAGTGGCGAAGGAGACCTTCCCGGTGATGAGATCGGCGCCGTACTTGGTGTAAGCTGCGGTGAAGATCTTCTGGCCGTCCACCGTGATGAGGTCCCTGGCGTCCTGGGCCTCCTGATGCAGCTTGGCGCCGTGCGCCTGCATGATGTGGTACTTGTCGGTGGAGATCTGGTCGGCAATCCCGGGGAGGTTCTTGATGTTGGCCGGCAGCTTGTCCAACAGGGTTTCATCTCCTGAGTTGTACGCGGCCGAGGTGTAGGCATGGTATTGCAGCTTGTCCCATTCGGACTGGGTGCCACCTGTAGCGAAGTAGCGATCCTTCAAGTGGGCGAGGCCCTCCTGGAGTTGATCCGGGGAGGCGGCCCCTGCGTGTTCCTTCTGCACCCCGAGGATCGCCTCGGTGGACATCTGGGAGAGAGCGGCGGCGCGGTCCTTCTCAATGTTGGCGGCCACCTGGGCAGTGTTGGCGGCGAAGGCTTGCTGTTGGGCTGGCGCGGCGGCGGCCATGAAGCCCTTCGCGGAGTCGCCGTCCTGGTACTGCTCGCCTATCTGGGCGAGTTCCGTGGTGAACCGCTTCTGGAAAGCTATGTGATCGTTCTTCTCGGCCCACTGTTGCGACTGGATGGTGAGGTCGCTGATGGCCTTCTGGGAGCGGACATAGGCCGACTCCTCGTTGTAGTCCTGGATGAAGAAGGGGTTCTGGGTGGCTTCGATCTTGCCATCACGAACGGCCGAGGCGAGATCCTGTCCACCCAACTCCAGTGCGCGCTTCTTGGCAGCGACAGATTGAACCTCGGCGTCTTCCTTTATCACGAGCCCGCCTAAGCGGCGAACATCGGGGGAGAGATCAGCCAGTGCGGCGGCGAGTTGCATCCCACCGTTGGTGCGGGGGGCTTGGGCACGATTGACCGCAGCCTCCGAAGCGTTGATCGCTACGGCCGGAGCGTCAGTGAAGTTGATACCTGGTTCGCTCATCCTACGAAGTTCCCACCCGTGTAGAGGCCGCCGCCCTGGGCACCCTGCCTGAAGCCATCTTGCGGACCGGCGCCGTTGCCCACTGGAGTCATGCCGACCTTGCCGCCCAAAGCAGCATAGTCAGCCGCCCCACCAACAAGAGACTTGCCGATACCCAAGGCGAGCATCCCTAAGTTGGTATGCGGAGCGTTGGCGATCTCGGAGGACCGCTGGATGGAGGCGCCGGTAAGTTCGGTCTGGAAGCCTGTGCGCGCCTGGTCGGCGTTGCGGGTTGTGATGCCGAGTGATCGGTTGGAGCCGGCCGCGTTGTTCCCGATAAGCTGGCGCGTAGAATACTGACCCAAGCCGAGGGCGGTAGCGGAGACGGCGATACGGCCGAAACCCTGGGCGGTACGCACCGCGTTGGTGAGGTTGGCCTCGGTCTCCTGCTCACCCAGTTGGACGTTCTTCTGGTCAACCGCTTGGGCCTTCATGTTGTAGTTGAGGTTCGCGGCTTGCACTGTGGCGTGATGAGCGGACTGGATGGCGAAGTAGTTCACCACATTGCTAATCACACCGAGGCCGGCTGAAGCGCCTGCTACTGCTAGGAGAGGGCTACACATGAGCGGCTTCTACTTTCGGCGCGGGTGGCACGGCAATGAGGGGAAACCTCTCATGCGGCGTCTTGGTCCTGAAGGTATAGAACACTTCGGCGCCAACTTCAACCGGGGTCTCCAGGTCAATGTTGAATAAACCGGAGCGTTCCAGCCACTTGATGGCGACCCTATTGCGCGCGTGGATGAGGTTGTGGAGGAAGCCCTCAAAGAGAGCGCCCCGCTTTCCGGCCTCGGAGATGAGACGGTCGAGGATCTCACGGGTCCTGGTGAACAACTCCCGGCGTTCGCTCCTGGAGAACGGCGCGGAGAGAGCCCATAGAAACCCCGATGAGGTAAATCCTAGGGCTCCAATCACAGTGCCAGCCGGGTTGACTAGCGCGTAGGCGCGGCCGAGGGAGGCCATGTAGAGGTTATCGAAGGCGCCCATCAGGAGGGCTTCGCGGGGGTTGCTCCCAAGGCAGATCGTCTCTTCCTTGTCTTCGAGGCGAAGGCGCGGGTAGAGGTCCTCAACGTCATCCGTTGTGAGCAGCCTAAGTTCAATAGCCATGTTCCCAGTCCCTTTTGTGTCATGTTGTGCGGCGAGCGTTAGGCGCGAAGGTGCCTTCCCACTCAAACCCTGAAGCGGTGCCACCGATGTGGCCCTCGTCCAAGATCCTGATGCGGACGGTGGTGTTCTCCCCCTTGACGGGGACAGTGAACTGGCCCGTGTAGAGAGTGGGCGCACCGAAGGTGTTACGCTGTAGTTCCTTGCGCCGTGTTGAGCGCGAGGCGATGGAGACCTCAACAGCGATGGCGCTGGAGTCCTTCACATCAAGGTGGATCCTGGCGATGGTCAACTTGCCGTGGATCACGCGAGAGTCCTGGGGAGAGAACTTGAAGATGGTGGTCGGCTCCCAGATCCCAGTGTAGTTAACACCAAGGTAGAACTTCTGGGTAGTCCAGTCTCCCTTCACGATGATGGTACTCGCGGCGGGTTGCGATACGACTTCCGCTAGGTAGCCCTCGGGGTAGGTATCGGTAGGGTCGCCCGCGCGGGCGGACACCCAGCCTGAGCCGGTAGGGAGCGGCACCTGGGAGACGATGGTGGTCTGGTCCAGGGTGGCACTGTAGGTGGCGGACACCACATCGCTCTCGGACTGCTTGAGGTCCCACTTGGTGAGGATCGTTGAGGTAGAGTCGTCATCGAGTGACTGGGGATTGGTCTCTAGCGTGAAGACGCAAATCCTAGAGGAGCGTTCCAGGAAGACGTAGAACATGGTGCCGTGGTTGATGATGTCCACCAGGTTCCAACCTGTGGGGAGGTTCCAAATGAATGGACCGTTCTGGACTCGTTGGTTCTGGGCGTACCTAACCACATGGGCTCCCACCTGGGTGGTGCCGGCGACCCCATACAGGGAGAGGTAGTTCGTCTCGGAGGTCGCCGCCACGTTGAGGCCGGCTGGGAACAGCCTGGGTTGGGCCGCAGTGAGGTCATCACCGAGAGTCTCCGCTGAGATGCGATCAATCTGCATCTCCCGGATCTGCGTGTAGAGGGTGCCGAGGGGGACCGGGAGATACACCTTGTTGTTGTTCGCTAGAGGGCGAAGATCGGTGAAGGTGTCTCTTATGATGAAGCCAGACATCTTGGCCAGCTTCACAGCGTTGGGTGTCACCGGGGCACTCGGGGGTGCGCGTAAGATGCACTGTTGCTGGAGGCCCGTGATGAACGCCCCCTCGAAGTCCCCTGAGGAGAACGTGGAGATGGATCGGAACTTGGCGTCCCCTGTGGGTGGGCTCAATGCGATGGGGTCACTGTCAATCTGCGTGGTGATGGTTGCTGGGTAGATGCGGAACGGGTTGTCCGCTGCGGTGAGGAAGCACCCCTCCTGGGAAATAATCAGTATGCGCCCGAACGCATAGCCCACGTCCTGGATGGTGTCACCCACGAAGAGGGGATCCACGGCGAGGTTCTGGTCTCCAACCGTGCGCTGGACCCAAGGGGCGGCCTCACATTGCCAGTTCCCACCGGAGTCCTTACGAACGCGGATTGGCATGTCCGTAGCATCGAAGCCCTTTTGGGAGCCAGGCGCCACGGTCTCCTGCCACGGGGATGCACCCCGGGCTGCGTTCCTAACGAACTTCACATAGTAGGCACCCTGGGCATCACCCCGCGTTGGGACCACTGAGACAGTGAACCCATCGGTGACACCATTGGCGGGGAGATCGGAGAAATTGTTCACCGTGTCCTTGGCCTTCACCATAGCAGTGCCGCCTTGGTCATCCTGGACGTTCACTGTGAAGTCCGTGGTGTGGGCCAGGTAGATCACCGCACCTTCGATGGTGACCGTGAAGCCATCCGTGGCAAGGTCCGCAGCGATGGACGTATGGGTGGCACCATTGGCGGCTGTGTACCCATCGGCGCCGGCAAGGGCTCCAGCAATGTGATCGGTGGCGACCCAGAAGGAGTCCGAAGCGTCCGTACCATCGGGGGTGACCACAATGCCGGTACGCAAGGTGCCGCCGCTCTTTTGGACGAGCAGTTGGTATTTCTTCCCGAAGGCACCCGACTTGACAAACACGAGGGCTTCATGGGGGCGGGTCGCGTTGGTGGACGCATCCACGGCGACCTCATTGAACCTCGAAGTGAGGAACGTATTGTCCACCGCCTGGCTGATGCGGAGAGTGGACTTCAGGGGGGCCGCCGCAGTGTTGAGGTATGTCTGGGCGGCACCTGATGTGGTCAACGTAACGGCGCTCAAGTCGGACCCATTGAAGAGGCGGGGCACAGTGACGCCACCCTCGCGGTTCACGAAGAGAAACTTCAGGGAGCCATCATCGGGGTCTATGATCTTGTGGACACGCGCATCTATGGCGCCGCCAGAGGCGAGAAGCTGGCCGAGCCAACGCAGGGGTGGGCGCTTGCGGAAGCCATCAGGAAGATCCACTAGGCAATCCTGGAGGTCCGTGGCCTGCTCCTGGAGGCGCACCTGGGGGGCGCTCTGGGAGATACCATTGGAGGGTGCTGGGATGTAGGCGGACTCTTGGCTCACGTTGTACGTGTCCTAGCGATACCGCCCCAGCCATTGATCGCGCCTTGGACGGAGATATTCGAGTGGACTTGGTTCGCCGGGGTCGCCTCGTCTTGGGCTTGCTCCAGGAGGGCGAGCGCCTGGAGGACCATCTGGGAGGTGAACTGGGCGGATGTGGCGACCCCACGATCCAAGCCTTGCGCGCGGTGGGCGGCGAGGGTGGCGATGTAGGTGCGGGCCACCTGGGGCAGATCCGTGAAGGCTTGCCTCACCGTGATGTCCACCGTGACGGGGACCGAGAATACGGAGGTCTTGTTGTAGAGATCCCACAGCTTGCCACCGCGCTCCGCGATGGTCTTACACCCATAGTTCCAATAACTGGAGGAGACCCCTAGGACACCCTCGGGGAGTGGGATCTCAGAGGAAGCGTCTAGGGCTAACTCCAGGGCGTAGTCCTTATTGAAGAACCAACCCTTAGATTGCACCTCGATGTCCACCGCATTGAGCAGGAACGCAGCGCCAGCAATCTCGGCGTCATTGAGGTCTATGGAGGTCACTTGGTCGAGACCCTTGGCGAACATCACCAGGTTGACCGCATCTAACTCTGAGGAGACTACCGTATCGGGGAGACCAAAGGGCATGGCTGGGTAGTCCTCTTAATTAAGGGGTGCTAACCCCGAGGAGGGGATCCTAAAGGGGCTCCCCTAGGTGGCTCCTAAGGGAGGGGCTCTAGGGGGATGACTTCAGGGAGGCCGGAGGCTTTATGGACAATGGAAACACACCACCTGTAGGGGGTCAACCACGCGGTCAACCCCCTAGCAGTAGTGGTATGGAACTCCAGGTTAGCCGGCGCGCGCCGCAGTCTGGAGGCTGTAGGCGCCTTCGGGACGCAGATCGCCGTAGCCCTTCAGCAGCTTGCCGATCATCAGGTGACCCTGACGGCGGATGTCTTCCATCATCTGCATGGTCAAGCCCTGCAAGGTGACAGTACCGGCCGCCGAGTTGTGGAACACCTGGCCCAGCATGGTGCTGTAGTCGTGCTGGCGTGAGGCCGGCATCATGGCGTTGGTGCGATCATCCGTCTGCGCCATGTTGTTGGTCTTGTACAGCGGGATGTCGTTGATGAGATTGAGACGACCGGAAGCCAGCGAGCCGTTACCACCCGGATTGATGTCCGTGTTGATCGGCTTCTCCGAGCGCAGCGCCAGGGCGTAACGCACCGGGTCCAGGATCGCCACGCGGCCCTGTTGCGGGATGTTGCTCTGGTCCAGGCCCACGCCGGCATTGAACACAGCGGCCCAAATCTTCTGGCCGTCCGTCGCCAAGTCTGCATCGGTGATCTGGCGCCCGGCCTGTCCACCAGTGACGGTAGCCGCAGCGTAGGAGGCGTTGTGGATGATGCGGCTGATGTTCTGGTCATCGAAGCGAGCCAGCGCCTGGCCCATCTGGTGGGCATAGTTGGAGCGCACTTCGTAGTGGTTCATCAGTTCGTCAATCGCGGCGATGAACACATCCGAGATCAGCAGGTCGTCCAGCAGGATCAGCTTCTCGGCCATCGGGATGGTCTGCCCGGTGATTTCGCTGCCCGGGGTATGGTAGCGAACGCCCGCCAGGCCGGTGGTCGGGAACTGCACCGATTTGCCATTGGCGATGGTGCGGTTGGAAACCTTGTCACCGTAGATGGTGGCCATGTCGTAGGCGTTCTGGACCAAACCAGAGAACACCTTGAGGAAAAGGGCCTGCGGGTCGCCCGCGAGGTTGATCTGGCCCACTCTGTTGGGATTGGCATTTGCCATTGAAGCACTCCGTCACGTTGTCGGCTCTAAGGGGGTTAAACAAACCGGCACCCCTGAGAGCCTGTGGCAGGGACCGGAAGAGGGAAGCCCGTTGGGGCTGTTACATCATGGCGCCGATGCGCTGCTCCTGTCCGGCCTGGAAGGAGGACGCCACCATGCGAGCATCCACGGTCGCACGATAGGCGCTGTCCTTGGCATAGCGCGGGTCATTGATCGCGGCGTTCTGCTCGGCCTTGGAGGCGAAGGGTTGGACCGCAGCGGTCGGGGCCTTCGGGGCGGTGCCCGTACCACGGGACAGATCCACCGGACCACCCCCGTTGCCTTCCGCCTGCCAGCGAGCGATCATCGTCTTTGCAACGGTCGCCCCCACCACGGCGCTCGCGGAGATCGCATCCTGGAGAGCCTGGAGAGCCTTCGGCGGCATGTTCTCATTGGCCCACGCCGAGAACTGGTTCCAGTTGTCCTCACCCCCGGCGACCTCATAGAGAGCATCTAGGCGCTCGGTCAACGCGGCGGTGAACTGGGGAGACCACTTGGAGCGGTCCTCGCTGGTGTCATCGTACTGGGCGGCGCCTTCGACCACACCCTTATTCTGGGCGATCACCGAGGCCACGTACTGGTCCACCATCTCCGGGGTGACGTTCCATAGCGCGGCGGCCTTGGCGCGGCTCGCGGGGGACAGATCGTTGGTGGTGTTCGTTTCGAGGGTGAACTCCTCCATCGCGGCGATCTGCTCGGGGGTCTTGGCCAGCTTGGCGATCTGGGCTTTCTGCTCCTCCGAAACGGGAACGTCCTTGGCGGTGTCGCGCTCGGCCCATGCCTTGTTCTTGGCTTCGGCCTCGGCGGCCGCCACTTCGGTTTCCTTCGCCTTGTCTTCCGCAGCGCGCTCTTCCTCGGTGAGGGCCGCACGGCGGGTCACCTCGGCGGCATCCTCCGCGTCCTTGGCTTCCGCCGCCTGACGCTCTTCAGGGGACATCGCCGCGCGCTCCGCTGTGACTCGGGCCGCCTTGGCTTCGTCCGTCTCAGGGGGAGCGTGGGGGTCGGCCGGCGCGTCCTTCGAGGAGACTTCCTTCACCGGGCCTTGCGAGGCGACCTCACCACCCACAGTGACAGTCATCGGTTCACCCGTGGGGGTGACGCTACCATCGGGGTTCGCAGTGATGAAGCAAGCGGAGCCCATGAGCCTGGCCATGATGGAGGAAGTGAAGCGGCGGTTGGTGTAGGTGTACATTAGGCGGGTGTCTCCTGCGGTGATGCCGATTGCTCGGCGCTAATCTGCTCCATATTTGAAGCGTGGTCAATGGCTTTGCCGGAAAGATCTGCACCGGCCTTGATAAGATTTGGGGTGGCTTGCTGCATCATCGCGGATTGCTGGGCGGCCTGGTTCTCCTGGTCAATGCGTTCCTGCGTCTTCACGAGGCCGTCCATGCGGATGCCCAGCTTGATCGCGCGCTGGCGGAAGTACACCACCGGGTCAATCACTACGGCGGCCTGCTTCTGCATCTCAGGGTTCGGCGGCATGGTGAGGTCATCGAGGTTCTGCAACTCGGTTTGCCGCGAGAGAGCAGCCGCGCCGGTCGCCATCTGGACGTTAACCTGCTTCCTTGGGAGCGGCGTCATCCGGCCGTTCCGCATCAGGGCCGCCATCTTGAGAGTAGCCCACGGCTTCTGGAAGGTCTTCACCAACTCCAGGTACAGCGAGCCGAGTTGCTCATTAAGGGCTTGCGCCAAGTACCGGATCTCTTCCGCAGTGACGCGCTCCCCTTGGCGTTGCACGGAGAAGTTCAACAGGAACGCCCGAGCAAGCCGGCTCTCCTTGGACTCCACGCGCTTCTCCAACGCCTGGAAGTCGCCGTTCTTGTTTGTCTGGAGGACGGACACATCGTTGCCATCCCCGGTGATGACCGCACCGTTGCGGGCCTTGGCGAGCGCCTCCTTATTGGTGACCCCGCCGGGCTTCACCAGGCGGATCAACAGGGCGCCAGCGGCGGTGCCTTCCGTAAGGATCTCTTCCCCACCATCGAGTCCCTGGAGGTCGCTCTCATAGTCCTCCACATAGGCCCGCGCATAGTTTTCACCCGGGAGGAGGTTGAACGGGACGAACAGGAACGGGAGGAACTCCTTCTTGTAGGTCCACGAGGTGTTCGGGATGCGGTAGCCGCAGCACTCTTGGTAGATCTCCCAGTCGCCGCTCTCTTCGAGGACACCGTGGGTATAGAGGGCGACCTTGTAGGCCGGCTGCTCGGTGCCGTCCGTGGCGTTCTTCTCCTTGGGGCGCACCTGTTCAAGGTACTCTCGGATCGCCTTCGGTAGGGTGTCCCACACAAGGTTATCCTCTATGACGAACTCCAGGAGATTGCCCTGGCCATCGCGTAGGTTCACGTAAGACTCCAACGGGATGCCCCGCCAAGTCGCGTCCTGATATTGCTGGAACCCGTAGTTGCCACCAACGAGGAGGAACTTGGCGCCCTTGACGAACACCGCCGAGTCCATGTCCTGGGTTATCGCCTTGGTGAACTCCACCTCGCTCTCGCGGAGGCCCTTCTCGATGGCCACCAGGAGATCGCCCTTGGCCTTCTCATCACCGGCCAGATCCATCAGGTCCTTAATGGTGGACTTGGCGGGGTCAAGCGTGATGGGGGAGATGCCGGGAGGGAACAAGGTTAGACCCAGCTTGGACGCCAGCGAGTTGATGCAGTAGGCGCCGAAGGACTGCCAAGCTTCCGGAGTTTCCGTGCTACCGTTGTCGCCCTCGTTCCGGAAAAGGCTACCAATGGTAAGCGAGGAGTATCTCCGCGCCCGCACTAGGAAGGGCTCACGGTCAGCCTTCAGGGCGTTGTATCGGTTGGCCGCCTTCAGGCTTTGCTTCCCACCGTTGATGTTGCCGGTACTCGCTTCTTGGTTGCTCACGGCTTGGGCTTCAATCCGCCGAAGATGGCCTTACCGAGATAGTTGGAGGGGAGACCGATGGTGCCACCCGGGGTGCCCGAGGAGTCGCTACCGGCTGTTGGTGTTGGTGCTCCCTCATTGGAGACCGCACGGGCCGAACGCTGGCCACCTGTCAGGGCGAGCCGGCCGAGGACACCTGTGTTCCTACCGGCGATGGAAGCGGAGCCCAGCGTGAGCGAGCCGGCCGAGGCGTCCGTGGGCGCGGGGACATTCGTGGCGCCTACCTTGGGAGTTGAGATGCACATACTAGATGGCGCCCTTCTGGTTGGCGATGAGGTTCTCGATGTGGGCGATCACTTCGCGCTGGCCCTGGTCCATGCTCGTCCAGGCTACCACCGCAGTAGCATCGTCTTGGGACCGCACCAGGAAGGGGCACGGCCCTCCGATCTGGAAGACCTTCTTCAAGTAGTCCACCTGGGACTTGTCGAAGCGGGGAGGCTCACCAGCCATCTCCACTGTGATGGTGTCCTTGTCCCCAACGTGCCCGAAGACTTTATTCCCCATAGCCACATTCCTTTTCAAAAGCCTTCAGCGCCTCGGGGTTCGCCTTGAGATACTCGTGGAGATACCCCATGACGTTGAACAGCACCGCACACAGCGCCCGGATGATCCGCTCCTTGCGAACGGGGAGGACGCGGCGATGGTTGGCCCACACATCGAAGAAGTGCCGCCAGCCCGACTTCATGTACTGGTCCATCGGGATGCCCTTCTGCCAGTTGTCACTCTCGCGCCATTGGCCAGCCGAGTCACGCTGATGGTGTTGCATGTGGACGGCAAAGGCGTGGAGGACAAGCGGGGAGAGGAAGCCCTCGAAGTCCAGTTTGCCTTCCGCTGTGTCCCTCGTGGCGCCAGTCTCGAAGGCGCGCACTGGGGAGGAACTGGAGGGTGCGCTACGAACGCAGCCCTCCGTTCCCATCTCGTGGAAGTCCTGCTCCAACTTGAAGCGGCCACACTTACCAAAGCAGTTGCAGGGGTTGGTGAACATCAGTGCAACGTGGCTCCCAGTCTTTCGTCCAGAATGATCTTTGAAGGGGCCGATGCAGGAGATGTCGCTTCGGACGTGGGCGCCGAGTCCCTGGCAATAACACCAGTGGTAGGCTTCTCCCCTTGGCTGCACTCGGAGAACCCGTTCGGAGGCGGCGTCCACAGTGTCACTTCCTTGAGTTTGGGGTTCCAGTCCGTGTCACGCAAGATACGGGCAACACGCGCCTGTGTCAATGCGTAACTTTCATCGAGCCCCTTCTTTTTGAAAGCGTCCATAACCCACTTCCAGCACAGTTCGCCGTGGGCCTCCATGCTCCCATTGAGGATCTTGTCGGCCTTCACCGGGCCAATCCCGGGGCATCCCGTATAGTTGTCCACTACGTCTCCAACCAGAGTTTGGTAGAGGTGCATACGGTCGCCCGCAAAGCCCGTCACCTCGTGGAGTTCACCCACCGTGCCGTTGCGAGCAGCGGACATCCACGAGTAGTTCAACCCGGGGATCTGGAGCATGTCCTTGTCAATGGACACGATCACAGGCTCTCGAAGATTGGCTCGCTGGAGCGACCCCTGGGTGATACCGCAGATGTCGTCCGCTTCGAGCCCGCGCACCGCGAGGACACCGAAGGGCTTGTGCTTGGCGATGAGCGCCTTGAGCGGCAACAACACGTCAGGTGCCTTGACGTTCTTACGGTTGGCCTTGTACGTGGGGAGCAGATCGTAGCGATACGACTTACCAGGCGGGGTCAAACAGATGAGAGCATCCTCGGCGCCCACCTCCTGCACGAGCGTCTCCAACCGGGAGACAACCTCGCGGTAGCACTCCATTCCGTCCTTCACCTGGAAGACCTCATCGGCGCCATCCTCGCCAGTTCCCTTAGAGATCATCACAGATCCCAGGGCGACCGCATAGAGGACGCTATCGGAGTCAATCAAGGCGAAACGAGCCTTCGAGTTGGCCAGCTTGTTCAAAGTCACCATTGAGCATACCTAGGATGAACTCCCGGTCTAAGCCGTAGAGAACCTCCTCTAAGAACAGCAACCCCTTAGGGGTCACCTTAATGATGTTGCCGTACTGACGTGTCCACGGGGCGACCTCGGTAGTGAGGTAATCCCTTGCCGTGGCCCACAACAGGGTATCGGCCCAGTCGCGCGCTTTATCAGATTTAGTAGTGATTGGCCTTGCCCAGATCTGATACAGGACGAAGGCTGCTTCTTGCCAATCTTTCATTAGTGTGTCTCAAGCCAGTTCTTGCCTTCGCGGCTATCGCCCTTGAGCGGGCATTGCAACTTGAGGATCTCACCGGCCTTTACGATGCTACCGTCCGCCTGCTCGCGGTACTGCTTGGATAGGTGCGGGCGAACATCAGTCTGGAACTCATCGTGGACGTTTGCACAGAACTCGTAGTCCACCTCGTCAATCGGCCGGAGCAAACCCGAGGGCAACACACCGCACCTCCACCCGAGTTCCTCCTGGAGTATCCTATCGAGGATCTTGATGGCCAGCTTCATCACGATGGCCTCCCCGGATTGCAGGAGAGTCGCCAGCCCTGTGTGCGCCTTTAGGACATCCACCCGGCGACCATCCAGCCCGATCACGTAGCCGCGCTCCATGACCTTCGCCGTGACCGCCTCCTTGAGCAGGATCTCGGCGCCGAACCGCTTGGCCAGGCGATCCCTGATTAGCTTTCCGACCTTCTTTTGCTCCGGCGCTTTCTCATCCGGTGCCGCGATCTGGCCCAACCGGAGATCACCGCCGCCAAGGAGCCGCGCGTAGCCGATGGTCTTCCCCTTGCCCCGCCCAATATCGCCAGGCCCGAGCAGATCGCACCCAACAACATCACGAAGCCAAGCGTGAGGATCCTCCTTATCCACGATCCGCGCGTACTCACCTCCGTCAAACGGAGCCAGGTAATGGCCGAAGAGGCGCAACTGAATACCGCTCGCGTCCGTCCCGCAAAGGACAAACCCGTGGGTAGCCTCGAATAGTTCTCGGCAATCCGCACCATATCCACCAGCCAGTCCATAGACAGGTTCCTTTTGCTCGTCCTTCACCACCGAGATCACTTGCCCCATGTTGGGCTTCATGTGGGCGCACCGATGGGTGTACGTCCCGATGTGGATAACCCGGCCGTGGATACGGAAGGTCTCCTCCCCGCAGCACGGGCACTTGCCGGCAGTCTGGGCGAGGGACAACCAGGCGTTCGCTCCCGAGGACAGATACCCGATGGCTTTGATAACCACGTAGTAGTCCGCTAGCTTTTGGGCCTCGGGCCACGGCAACTGGCGCAGCACCTCATCGTCAATCTTCGGGGAGGGCGGGTTCATCTTGCCCGTCTTCTTGTTCTTCGTTGGCATGTTGAACTTGGTGGGCTTCCACCCGTACATTTGCGCCAGCTTGAACTTCACGTCATCGCGGGACTTGGGGTTGAACACCCGGCGCTCCACCGGAGTGTAACTGGCGCCCTCTTCATACTCCATGAGCGGCGGCCCCACGTAGGGCTTTAGGGCCTTGCCCTTCTCGTTGAAGCGTAGGCGGGTCACATCGGGGAAGCCCAGCATCTTCACCTTGCGGGTCTTCTTCACATAGACTTCGTTATCGGGCGCCCACCACTCTCCGAAGTGGGAGACCAGCTTGGCCTCCATCTCGCGCTCATCCTTGTGGAGTCTCGCGGCGAGGGCCTGGGCTTTGGGCATGTTGAATTTGAAGCCCCACGCTTCCTGGCGGGCCATGATCTGGGAGAAGTCATGCTCGATGGTGATAGCCCGCTGAGAGGGCTTGCGGCTCATCAGGAAGGTGAACAGCTTCCGCAGCGTCTTGATGTCCTGCATCATGTACGCCTGCATCGGCGGCTCCCAGATCTGCCACAGGTTACCGTGTTCGTCCTTGGGAGGATCGTAGTGGGTCTTATGCTCCCCGAGGCGATACCCCCAAGCTTCCAGCGAGTGACGACTCCGCAACTGGGGCGGGACCTTGTGGTTGTTCGGGGCGGTCTTCTGGGGCTTGGCGAATAGGAGACGCGCTATAATGAGCGTGTCCAGGGGGCGACCCTTAGAGAGGTCCACCTGGGGAAACAGCCGCATGACAGCCCGCTCATCGAAGTCAAGCGAATTGTGGCCGATGCGGATGTCCGCTAGGGCAAGTGCCTGAAGGGCTTCAGCACAGGGCTGGTAGCCAGGTTGGTCCGCAGCGGAGATGACCTTCTTGGTGCCGGCTCCCTCGAAGTCCACCCCGACACAATGCAGCTTGGAGATCGTGTCGAGGAGCCCGTTGCTCTCAACGTCCCAAAAGGCTAGGAGAGGGCCGCCATCAGGAAGCAACCCGCCGGCAACGCTAGCAGCATCCACACTAGGGCCGGATGATCCAGGAGGCGCTTCACTCTGGGACATCTCCAGGAGCGAGGCTCGGCGCTTCGGAGCCCGGGTGGCGCTTGTCGAGCCACTCTTGGTATCTACCTTTGAGCCAGCCGGGATCAATCTCGGTGAGGAGAGATCCGCTTTGGGTGTCTTCACGGTAAGGCTTCCACCCTCGGTACTTATCCAAAAGCAGCTTGTACAGGCGTACAGCTATGCGTTCGAAGTCGCCGTCTCTGGTCTTTTGGAGGACCAGCCGAGAGTTATAAGCGTCCATATCCCAGGAGGGGGACGCATGGGTGAACGCTGGGGTGGACCCAAGGGCGTTCAGTCTCAAGTCCACTCGCGCTAGACACGCCTTCAGGAATAGTTCCTGATTGTAGGCGTCATTCACCAGTCGGGGCCGGAAGCCCCCTTCTACCAAACGATCCCTCAAAAGGATCACTAGGTCAATGTCCTGTGGGATACTACAGCCTTTCGGCCAGGTGTCAATAGGTGTCTTGGCAGGATCCAAGATAATTGGCACCACACAGGCTATGTCTTCCGCCCACTCCCCGTAGCAGGGGATAGAGCGACCAACCGTTGCCCCTACGAGGCGATTGGCAATCGTCGCGGCCAATTCCTCGGCACCCGACATATCCCCAACTATACCTCCGTCAAGGAAAAGGTCAAGATCTTTTGGGGTGCGGTAGAGTGCCACATCCCTAAGATACCCCCCGGCGACAGCAACCGGGCCGTGGTAGCCAGCCTCGTTGAGTAACTCCTCGAAGATCCTGGCGAGTTTCTGTCCAGAGTGTAGCGCCTCTACGCGGCCGGCTGATGCTTCGCTGGGGTTCACTTGTCAGCCCTCGTTCTCGGTGTCCAGCGTCCCGCTGATGGAGTCGTAGTATAGGCTCTCGGTAGCCCCGGTGTAAAGCCCCGAGAGACGATCCTTGACAACGCGCACGGTGGCTCTCTTCCGCTCCTCGGGGTCTTCCGCCTGTTGGTTTCTCTCCAGGCCGAACACGAAGGCGGGGAACATACCGATGGCGTTGGAGCCACGGAATTGGTTGAGCCTTACGTGCCCACCCTCCTCGTGACTGGGTCCAAAGGCTGGCCGCGTAAGGTGGGACACAAAGAGGAGATTGGAGGCCAACTCCTGGGAGAGGCTAGCGGCTTCTCGCATCATGCCGTCCAGGAACTTGCGCTCGTCATCCTCATCCATGTCCGCCACGATGGCGCCCATAGGATCTATGACAAACTCGTGGACCTCCTCGGCCTTAGCCAGGTAGCGCATCCGGGAAACTATGTCGTCCCAGTTAGCGTTGAACCCATCCTCGTTGATGTAGAGGCGACCCCCTGCATCCCAGATCTTACCGTCCATAGCGGCCAGCGTGGCGTCCCGCTCCTCCTCAGTCCATCCTGCATCGAAGCCGAACTCCGGCATGTTGGGGAGGTGGAAGCGGCGGGAGGCGATCTTGCCGGCCACCTGTAGTTTGATCCGGTAGTCAATCGCTTCGTAGTTGAACAAGCCGAGCGCGCGGGGCTTGGACACGATGCCGTCCTCGGTGGTGCCCGTGATGGTACTCGCCGCGTCCTGCGTAACGAGGTCGCTCTTGCCCATGCCGGTCCCGGAGCCCAGCACCATGACTTCCCCGGGGCGCTTCCCAAAGGTCCACCGGGTCATGAAGTTCCAGGCCCACGGGAGGCCCACCGAGATCTTCTGCTTGCACTTGATGGAGAGCGTCCGTGCGTCAACCACCCCACCGATCTTGAACTTGGTGGCGTTCCAGAAGCCGGTCTTGATGTCCTCCTCGCGGTCCTTGACTAAGCAATCACTAGGATCCTTCTCGGGGAGCCACGCTATGAACGCCTTCCCAGGAGCGAGGAGCCCGGCGCACTCCTTGGCCGCGTCTTGGCCGGGGTCGTCCATGTCGAACATAAACACAACGCGGGAAAATGAGTTGACCCATTCAAGGTTTGCCGCAATAGCCTTTGCTGCTCCAGCGGCGCCGCCCGGTACACTGACAACAGGGTACTTATGGTCGAACACTTGGGACACAGTGATCGCATCGAGTTCTCCCTCAGTGATGATTAGGTGCTTCCCCCCGGAGCCCCACATCCACTGGCCATAGAGGAGGACATGCTTGGCGTCCCCCTCCCAGCGGAAGTCCTTGGGCTCCTCCGTGCGAACCTTGACGGCGACCACCTTTCCGCTCTTGTCCCGGTACGAGGCGAGAGACTCTACGGTGCCCTTGCGCGGGTTGCGGCGCACCCGGTAGTCCCACCGCTTGGTTGACGCCAGGGTGAGTTTCCGGGAGGAGATCGGCTGGGCCTTAGCCGTGGCGAGGAACTGCTCTATCTCGGCTGATGCCTTAGGGGCGGCCTGGACAGGAGCGCGGCTCGGGGAGCCCACATCCATGCCAGCCTCCTTGCATTGCCTGGCGCTATACAGCTTGTTCTCTACAAAGCAGAACCCGTGGCCGTCATCGTAGATAGCGAACCCGTCGCTGGACGAGCAGCCGATACACGGTAGTTTGGCTTCTACGATGTCAGACTTCGGGGTATCAGCCTTTGCTTTTGCCACGGCCGGCGTTCTTCTGAGGAGCGGGGGCAGCTTCCGCCTCGGGGGTGATCGTGGCGATGGCGCAAGGGGCGAACATGCAGGAGACCTCAGTGGGAACCGAGCGGCTCATGACCCTGGCGGCCGGGAAGGAGACCACCTTACCACACGGCTCCGCGCGGCAAGCCAACACGATGTCCTTACCGGGAACCACCGGCACCGGGGTGGGGCACCCGATGGTTTGCTTGTCCACGCAACCCCCTTGGATGTCTTCCTGGGAGTCGCCAGCGCGGCAGCAGCGTTCGCATCGTTTCATATCATATCACCTTCAGGCGGTTGACGTGGAGGATCTGTAAAGCCCGCGCAACGTGGGATCGGATACCGGGACCCATCACGATGCAGCCCTTTGAGGCGTCATTGGTGCGGTTGTTTCCGTGCAGGAGGAAGCCCGTGCGGCCGAACATCTGGTTGGCCTTGTCGGGGGCCAGCTTGAAGACGATGCTCCCGAGGTGGTGCTCCTCGTCATTCACATAGTTATCGAAGGGGCCGGTCATAGTGTACCAACCCTTTGGGATCGGACCTTGGGCCACCAAGTAGCAATAGGCCGGCTTGTTCCTGGCGAACCCCATCCCAGAGTACCCAGTCCCGTAGAACTCATCCCCTTGGACTTGCTGTAGGAGCAACTCCCCGGTGGTGATCTCGTAGGTGAAGTATGGCAGGTCGTGATCCAAGGGCATAACCTCTGGGCCTTATAAGGGGAGGGGCCACTCCCTGTGCGAGAGGAGCAGCCCCAAAACCAATCCCGGTAGTCACGGCGGCCCTAGATGAGACACCCACCTGAGGCCGTCCCGTAGTGTACCGATCCCGTGAGGGAAGGGTCGCTATAGTCAGCACATTCCCGGCCGAGACTGGGTTCAAGCGTGGCAACGCGCCACTGTGTGACTTGACTAAGCGTTGACGGTTTCCCGCTGCTCGGCCTGGCGATCCACAGCCTTGTCCTGCAACTGAAGCAACAGGAGTTCGGGCAACAGCCCAGCCTGCTTGATGGCGGCCTCAGCGATCCTGGTCACTGCACCCACCAGGGCGTCCATCGCCAGGAGAGACGAGCCGGCACCGAACGCAGGGTGGACCACGAGGTTCTGCAAGGCGATGTTGCTGAGAACAACCTGGACGATGTTTCCGCCCTGGCGGTCAACCACAACGGGGACGAAGTACAAGGCGATGTTGTTGGCCGGATCTTCGTCCAACTGCTTCAGGATCTCGAAGGTGGACATATCCTTGATGGGCAGGGACGGCGCACCGTGCTGCGGGTAGTAGTCGTGCATCAGGGAGAGCAGCGACTCGGCGGCGGTCTCAGTGGAGTACACCACCTTGACGCGCACATGGTGGTCCGTGCCACGGGCGATGAGATGGTCCAGCGTGATGAGAACCGAACCGAACTCCGGCTGGTTACGGGCATTGCGGACATAACGGGGATCCGCCTCGCCATCCGAAACGATGGGCTGGGGAGCGACATACGGCTTGGTGCCGCGAAGAAGATTGAACATGGGGTGTCTCCGTGTGTGGTTCAAAAGGTGTTCCCCGAACGGGGCTACATACCGATGAGTTGGACCATACGAGACACCCCATGTTCTTGTCAAGGGCTACTTACCCTTAGGCTTCAACGCCAGCTTCGCCGCCGCGATACGCTTGACTTCAGCGGGTTCTTTGAGCCACGCCGGGGGGATGTCCCGGTGCGCCCACTTGAACCCATTCGCTTCAGCCCACATAGCGTAAGTCGTCTTAGACTTCTTCGCAATGCGAGCCTGTGCATTGGAGAACACGAAGCGAATATCGAGATCCGGGTACATCTCCCGGATACGCTTCATCTTCTGGCGGTCACTGGTTTGGAACAGCCCCTTGGTCTCCACAATGATCCCGTTCTGTAGGAGAAAGTCGGGGGTGTACTTGTGGGGCTTCTCGGGGGCAGTCCAGGGGAGGTAGAACTTCTCGAAGGCGAAGGTCGCGCCAGCGTTGGAGATTTGCTGGGCGATCTTTTCTTCAAGGCCCGACCGAAAGGTTTCTCGGAGCGTAGCAAACTTCTTCTGTTGCGGTCGCAGCCGATACGCTTGCTCGGCCAACTTCTTCCGGGTTGAGGTTTTCAGGCGTTCGGTCCTTTCGTTGCGCGGCGATGGACGCCTGGGAGATCTCTGCACAGAGTTCACGGTCGCCATCGCAGAGAGGGCAGCTACCGGGATCATTGGGGCACTGTTCGGGATCCACCTTGGGTGGCACCCGTGCAATGAGCATCACGAAGATCGCGGCCCAGAGGAAGTCCAGGAAGAGGACCCATAGGAGGATGCACACGCCGGCATTGGCGAGTTGATCGTGTTGTGACATTAGCGGAGGTCCTCCCTGAGTTGGTCATCGGGGAAGATCTGCTCGGCCGAGAACGTCCCGGTGTTAGAGTCGAACTCCACCACATCAAAGTCTTGACCCTGGAGGATCTGCACCAGGCCCTTCACCAGTTCGGGGAATAGCGCCTGGCACTTGGCGTTGGCTTCAGTCAGGGCAATGCGCCCCGTGATCGTAATTTTCATTCATTCTCCTTCAGGAAGGTTAGGGTGTTGAGTTCGTCATTTCGCAGCTTGTAGCCGGCCATGAACATGGAGGTGATGACGGACTCACGCTCCTCCACCGAGGCGCCGAAGCGGATCTCGATGTCCACCAAAGTTGACCTCTCGATCAAGCTGGGGCGGATCGCCGTGATGACGTTGCCGAAGCGGCTTTGGATGCCGCCTATACCTTTCGTTTCCGCGATGTGCGTTTACCTTTCTTTGTGAGCGCGTTGAGAGTGTGGACCAGATCCTTCGCGGCGCCTTCAACCAGACCGGGATAGTCCTTGAGGTAGTACCCGGTGCCGGCCGCCAGGGATCCGAAGTCAATTAGATCCTTGTGGCGGTGGGCGACCCTCGGCCATTCCCGTTGCAGCCACCTACAGATCTCCTCGTAGAAACAATCGGAGATCACCGCCGTGTCCAACTCGTAGTAGAGGTACGAGTGGATGAGGTAGTGAGGCACTAGCATGTTGGGGTTGGCTTTGAGGATCGCCCGGATGGGGGCGTCTAGGTTAGACACCATCGGCGGGATTGAACTCGGCGCTACCCTTGTCCAGTTCGGTCCTGATGTGGAACGCCATCGCGTCAAAGCGGTGATCCCGCCCGGATGCGTGGGTGTTGTCCTTCATCAGGTTGGTGATCGCCTGGTACGCTTCCCCGGTGTCGAAACGCAGGGCTTCGGACTGGATGACGAACGCAGCCGCAAGCGCCAGGAGTTGGACCTCCCGGGGTTGCTTCTGGATGGTGGCGAACAGTTTGACAGTAGCCTCGGCCACGGCCTTCTTGGAGGCATGGTTGAGACGGTCGCGGTCAACGAGGGACTTGACGCCCTCGGGCAGCTTATCCCGCTTACGGCGGAACTTCGGGAACTTGAATATGGTGGAACTCCCATTGCTCTACTCCCGAGGGCTGAATACCTCCGGGGATATGAACAATGGGAGAGTCACTTTATATAGGCGCCGGGTCTAACCACCAGTCCCGGCTTGGTAGGCACCATTGGTTAGAAGGGGATCTCGTCTTCCATGTCCTGCTCGGCCGGAGTCGCCTTGGAGGCCTTACCCTCGGCCGGCTTGACGAACATGGACAGGTCATCCGCCGAGAAACTTTCACCCAGCAGCGCCAGGTCAGCAGCCGAGACCTCCGAGGCTCCACCCTGGCCATCGCCCTTGGCGTACTGGACCAGCTTGAGAACTTGGAGGCCCACGAAGCGGATGGTTGGCAGGGCGACCCACTTGGAGAACGGCGAGGCTCCGGCCCAAGCCCCCACAGTGAACATGGGCATCACGATGGAACCACGGGCGATCTTGCTGGCCTTCATGTCCAGGGGGGCGCCGTGGGCGTCAAACAGCTTCACGGTGACGTGCTGCTCCTCGCCCTTGTACATATAGGTGGAGTTCACGGAGAACTGGAACCCGGCATCCTCGGTGATGAAGCCTTCCTTCGGCTCCTTGAACTTCTCCGAGAGGGCCGAGATGATGTCCGCCTTGGAGGGGACCTTTAGCTTCTTCTCCGCCTTGGCTTCAACGGCCTGGGCCTTCAGATCCGGGATGAGGTCCCAGTAGGCGGCGTTGATGCGGTCCAGCAGGATCGCCTTGGCGTTGGGCGCGTAGTGGACATCCGCCTTGAACTGGCTCTTGCCGAAGGCTTCATCTGGGGAGAGCATGTGGTTGTAGCCGAGCAGGCCGGGCGGCCCCTTGACGATCTCGAAGGACCGGACGGACAGGGGGCGGGCTTCCTGGGCGGGCTTCGCCGCTTCTGGCAGCTTGCGCGAGGTGCGCTTGGCGGATTTACGGTTGGTTGACAAAGGGGTGTCTCCTTGGTTGGTACGGGAAGAGGGAACTGTAGGGGCGACTCTTTAGGGTGTCAACACCCATTCAATCTCATTGCGGTTCACTACCCGACCGGCCGTAGGGTAGGCTGCGTGGTCGGCCAACCTAACGAGGTCACCCGTGAGCGAGAACCACACACTCTTGTGATACTCAGTGGAGGGAGGTGCCCCGAGGACCCTCCAGTACACCCATGTGCCGTCACTAGGGAAAGCAGCGGTCACGATGCGACCTCAGGAAAAGAACCAGGCACTATCGAGAACCTCCATCGGCTTCCAGCGGCCCATCTCTGGGAACTCAACGCCGAAGTGTTTAGCGAGGACGTACCATGACTCGAAAGCCTCCGTTTTGTCAAGCCCCCGGAGCCTCACCGGGTTCATCAAAGGGTCATAACTGTAGCGTTTCATCATGGCCCACCGCACGGCCCCACCAAGTATCCGCGCTTGGCTGCTCCTGGTGTAGAGGCAATCATGGTTGGCTCCAAAGGCGGTCCCACCTTGAGCCGCGAAGTGCTTCATCGTGTGGACAAGGTGCGCCGCGTCCTGGCTATGGATGAAGTTCGCCACGATCCCCGTGCGGTGCATCTTGGGGTTGATGTCATCACGCCCGCACTTCATCGCTAGACCCCGCACTGAATTGGGAAGGTGGAAGCCACGGAAGATTGAGGTTCGTCTTTCGGAGTTAGGATAAGCATGAACAACCCAAAGAGGGCTAGGCATAACGCCGTTGCTCCACTCCAGCGCCCGGTCACCAACACACCCAGCAATTGCCTTAAACGCATCCATAGCCTCCATCGCTTTGGGGATCACCTTCTTGATCGCATCGTACACCAGCTTGGCGAGCCGCTGCATGTCCCGCTTGAAGAGGGGGTGCTCCTTCAACTCACGATCCGCGAACGCCAGGTAGTTGCCGGCGATGGCTTCGGGGTCCACCTCGCCCTGCGTCTTGAGGCACTTCTTCCAGAGGTCCCCGTGGATCCCATCCTGGTCCAAGATCCCCTCGGTCACCCCCTCCTCAATCGCCATCATAGTGCCACCGTAGGGGAGGACCATCACGGGCCGCTTCACAGTTGCTCGCGTGATGCTCGCTCCGCTACTCTTGAGCCGCATGGCCCACGCCTCGCCGCTGGCCGCGCGGAGGGCGACCTCCAGGGTAGCGATCCCGGCCACCTCGGTGTAAAGGTCACCCGGTGGACTCGCGTGGGATGATCCGGCGAGATTAACCCAGGGAGCCGCCTCGTGGTCGCGGAACATGGCGCTGAGATGCTGGAGCCCATTACAGGTGCCGTCAATCTGGATGGGGATGGAGTCGCCCTGGCCTTGCGAGAGGAGGTTCATGGCGGTCCATAACTGGATGGGCTCATCGCCAGAGATCATGTGGTCTCGCCTGGGGTCCAAGGCCCGGTAGATCTTGAGGCGCTCCGGGAGGGGCTTCTTGTCGTGACCTATTAGAGCCGTAACATGGAGGGCGAGAGCCTCCTCCCCGGGCGTACCCGCGCCGGCAGGCCACCGAAGTAGTCCCTTCTGTAGATCGTTCCCCTGGTACGATACCCACGAGGTGCGCGGGTATATGCGTCCGCGAAAGTCCATGTATAGGGGGAGGTAGATAGCGTCCTGATGGCTGTCCCGACTATGTGCAGATAGGATGAGACGCCTAGCGGTCTCGTCAGGAACGGCATGATGAGCAAGATCCGTGAGAGGACTTCCTGAATTGATCTCATTGAGCGTATCCCTTGCGATCTGCCAAGGAGTCGCCGCCATGACATCGGCCGCCAGTTCCCACGCTGTGGTCCCCTCTCCGTGAGTCCGCCAACCATGCGGCCCGTTCCTACCAGTGACCGCCTTTGTCTTCACCGTCAAGTAGGTGCCATCCGGGGGCGGTATCACCATAGGATCATAGGCGAACCCCATCCCGATCCACTTCTGGAGGTCCTGCTTCAGGTGGTGCCGGGGCTTCTCCGCTAGGACGAGGTAGCGGGTGCGCTTGGAGGTGGCCTTGCTCTTGAGTTGGCGCGGGGTGTGGGCCTTGGTGAGATCAAACCACCCATGCTCCACCTGGGCAGCACAGAGGACCATCATGGCGAACGTGATCCAAGCGTTCTTCGCCGGGTCATCCTCGCCCTTGGGGAAGACCGCCAGCTTGGCGAGCATCCAATCGGAGTCCTCCAGGGTGTCAGCCTTGATGGAGATACGCCGGGGGCCAGTCTCCAGGTGGTTGGGGTCTATGACCTTCACGATGGTGCGGGCACCAAAGTGTTCCAGGTTGATCTCCCCCTTGGCTTCGCTCGCCAGGGCATGGCGCACCTGGCTGGACAACACGTTGGCGATCTTGCCCATCTTCTGGCGCTGTGCCCACGAGGAGCGATCCGGGCGCCGTACAGCCCCCATTGCGGCCGCACCCTGGGCATGGGTGATGAACTGGCCGAGCGCCGTCTCGCGGCACGTGGAGGCCGCATTGGAGAGGACCATAGCGAGGGACAGGCCGGCGACCCCTTCGAGCGCCTGCTTGCCGTGCGATAGGAGGGATCTCTGGGCTAGGTCACTGATGGTGCGGCCCACCACGGACAGCACTAGGTCCTCCGCGAAGGTGACCTCCGAGCCTACCCGCCCCGGTGATCCACCCTTGAGAGACCACTCTAGGATTGGCGATAGAAACTCTGGGGATCCACTATCGTAGGCAGTAGCGAGTCCGAAAACTGGACTATCAAGGAGCCGCCCGAACGTAGGCATGTCTCCAGCAAGGTATCGCTCACTGGCTTGACGGACTCGAATAGCGATTGGAGAGACGGAGGCGTTGATCCACCGGGAGATGACTGGGCCGAGGAAGCCATTAGCCGCCGATCCGAAACGGCGGCCCATTGCGGCTTCGCGCTGCGACTCTTCCCGTTGGATCTGTTCCTCAATCTTTTCAGGGGGGATGTCGAAGCGCATGGCGTGTTCATTCCGGCCACCCACAATGAAGGGCGCCTAGGTGATTGTGGGCTTTGATCTTGCGGATGATTGGGTCGGGCATGGTGCCCATCCACGGGATCGGCTCGGCTACAGCACAGAAGCCATCCCATGCCGAGTCCTTCACAGCGGCCACCTCCTGGGTGACCTCATAAGGGCTTGCCTTGGTCGTACTCGTTGGCATCATGCCGGCGCAGCCCATCAGCGGGACGAGCAGCAACATCGTGGCGAACATCTTCAGCCGCATGGTGGGCATCCTTCTGGGACTGGAGGGTGTCTCCCCGGTCCCTCTCAGCTTGGGCCACCACCGAGGGGTCAACCTTAGGGTGGCTCGGAAAGAACCTCCCCAGGAGCGCATTGACGATGATCGCCACGATACTCCCGAGGAGGTTGCTCATTACTTCGGCGCCTTGATGAGGACTTCACCGGGCTGCGGCGGGTTGTTCACCTTCCACGCCAGATAGGCGTCCTGCACCAGGGTGGAGATCAGGGAGTCGCGGACCAGCCAGCCCTTGGCCACCACAGCGTCCTTCACCACGGCCACCGCATTGGCGAACTTCTCCGTGCCGGCGATCACCTTGGGAGCCTCGGCGGCCACCGCATTGATGGCGACCTCCTCAAACTCGGCCACGAACTTCTTCACCAGGGCCACCAGCGCCGGCTCTGCCTTGACGAACAGGGCCTTCAGCTTGGTGCCGAACCACGAGAAGAACTCGGGGATACCTTCTTTTTCTGACATGATACTCTCCAATGCGCTACCCGGGGTGGGTAACTAAAAGCTGGATACCCGCCAGCACGGGACTGGGTGTTAGAGAAGCGGCTGGAGGAACGTGACACCACCATCCGAGGAGGACATCCACTTGCGACCGTACTTGTCCGAACGCTGGAACTCGGCCAGAAGCTTGCTCAACTTGATGAGCGCGGTGGAGCCAACCTGGTCGTCCAAGAGGGCCTTCGTGATGCCGCTGCCCGTGGTGGCATCGTTGATGGACAGGCCACTAGGGGTCGGGGCGGCGTAGCCCACATTGGATCCGCCCGCATTGGGCCAGGCGACATAGATAACATGGGTGGTCATAGGGAAGTCTCCGTGGGGTTTCTTTGCAGGGGGTTACGAGCCGAGGAAAACTACTGTGAGAGTGTTGTACGGAAAGGAGGCGCCATCAAAGAGGTCTCCGCCCCCAGTGCCAGTAACCGTGCCAACCACCGAGATTGTATCCGAGGTGCCGTTCATCGAGAATATAACGCAGCCACTAGCCTCTTGGGAGATTTGGGGTGATCCCGCCGAGAGGGGGCCAACGATGGCACGGGGCGCGCCCGAGGTTGCGACAGGTGGTGATCCGGTGGCGTTCTTGGAGATGAACATATTTAAGCTAGTCAGGGCGGTAGTCACGGTGCCCCTCGCCGTGGCGCACACCAGGTACTTCCCCGCGATGGTGGGCGTGTAGAGGCCCGTACCGGTGGAGTAGGCTGAGAGGGAGTCAATGTCCACCGTGTCATATTTTATGTATGCGTTGGTGGCGTCCGTTACCGATTGATTGACCGCCAGGTACACCCTGAGGACGGTTGCCGGCATGATCTGGCGCTGAGTGAACGTGTTGGGCTGACCAAAGAGGACACTCGGTGGCGGACTTACCGGCCCGAGCCCAGCCGCCTTGGCAGGCCCAAAGATCCCCATTGTGAGGAACCCTACGATCAACGCCAGGGCGGAAACCAACAGGAGAACGCGGCGGTAGGAGATGGGCTTGGGATGTTCCATTAGAAGGACATCCGGCCGGCCACGGCAACGCCCGTAGCTTCAGCAACCCAGAGGTCACCCTTCCAGCCCACGCCCGAGGGGCCAAGCAGCACGAAGGTCTCGCCGGGACGCAGCGGGTAGCCCGTGGTGGCCAACCCAGCGGCGGCCGCCTGGGTCATCCCCAGGTACATCGTTAGGGTGCTGTGCTCGTTGGTGATGGACCGGAAGATGTCACCCTCGGAGCCCTGGTCGCCCACCTGGTTCGCGGCGGTAACCTTGGAGAACGCCTGGGCGCCAGCCGCCGCTGCGGTGATTGGGGTGGTGACCATCCCCGAGAACTTACCATAAGGCAATGTGGACATAGTGATGGTCTCCGTGTGGTGTAGGCGCTAAGGTTTGTCACTAATGCCCGGCCGGGGGCTGGGGGCTTGAGAGCCGGGCACTAGGAACCTACCTTCTCGCTCGGTGGAACGTGAAGGCGATTACTTAGGAGGGCAGGCCCTCTTCGACCACGACATGGCCGTTGTTCACAGTGATGGCGTTGGTATCAGCCGACTTGCACTGCATCTTGATGGTCTGGGTGCCGACAACCGTAACCGGCACCACCAGAACACCGGCCATGACAGCGTTGGCACCAGCAGCGGACGCCACTAGGCGGGCCGAAGTAGCAACCACCGCGCCGTTGACGAACACCGCACAGGTGCCGGTCGTGGCGGTGGCCTTGGTAACATCGAAAGACCAGGTGATCTTCAGCAGGCATGGCAGTGTGGCGCCGATATTCAGCAGGCGGCCGGCTGTGGTGCAGTCGTTGATGGTGGGGGTGTAAGTGAAGGACGAGCCGGTGACATCCGTGTAGCCGGTCGTGGCATTGGAGTAGGCTGCGGTGACGTTACCGTAGGCGATCAGTTTCCAGTCCTGAGTAGCGACCTTGTTGGAGGCGGTGTACAGGGTGACCGCCGCAAAGGCCGGGGCCGAGGAGGTAAAGCAGAGGGCCGCCGCAAGGCACAGAGCGCCAATGGCGGCGGGCAGGGAACGCAGGAAGGATTTCATTGGATCACTCCGTAAGGGCTTTTACCAGGTCGCCTCTACTCACATGAGTATAGATCGCCGTGGTGGCCGGGTTGCTGTGGCCGAGGAGTTCCTGGACGACTCGGAGTTTGCCCCCACTTCGTTCAAGCGCCTCGGTGGCATACTTATGCCGGATATTGTGGAAAGTTGCAAGCCCTTTTATTCCGAGTTCTTCACAGATTGCGTTCCAGCGCCACAGGTGGGTTTTATAGGGGATGGCCAGAACAGCACTGTACCGGGCGCGATCTCGGATGATAGCCCGGGCGGCTTTGCAGACAACAGGGATGTCGCGCTCATGGCCTCCTTTCCCGGTGATGAACACAAATAGCGTACCATCATAAGTCCGATATTTAAGATTTCCGGTCCAGAGAACCTCTCGCTGCACACGGCCTCCGATAGCGTTAAGCAGCGTGGCAAGGTCCGCAGTTTCACTAAAGTTGCGTTCATTAAGTGCCGCAACCACCCGGGCGAGACATTGGGTAGTGATCGGCTTACGGACTCTACGAGGAGGTGCTGGAGGTTTCGGCCAGCGGCTGTACCCTTTAGATGGGATCTGGTCATTGAGTGCTAGCATCCTTTTGAATGACGAGTAGTAGTCCGATACGGTCTTGCGCGCCAGGCCCCGCTCCCCGAGTCTCTTGAGCAACCGGGCCGCGTCCAGCGGGGTGAGGGCCTTAGCGTTCTTCGAGGCGCCCACGATCTCCACGCACACCCCAGCGCGGATCGCTTGGATGTTCTTTGGAGAGCCCCAATAGGAGGAGGCTTCGTGGAGGCACTTTGAGAGCGTGGTCAATGGGGCTCCTTATTCCTGTGGTCGTGCGGGGTTGGGTTCTGACAGGCCCTTAGCTTTGCCAGTGGCATAGGCAACGGCCATGTTCCAGCGCGTGTACTTTCGCGCGTCGGTGTCTGTGTTGCGATATGCCAGCGCCAGCCATTGCAGGGCTTCTTCTTCCACGTTGCGAGGCTGGCCGCCGCCCGCAATGATTTCTCGCCGTCTAAAAATGCCGAACATGATGGGCTCCTTAAACAACCAACATTAGGATACCAGCACCAACGAGCATCCCCGCCATGATCTTCCCTAAGATCCCCAGCCATGTTTCCGGCATGGCGGTTCTCTCCCAACCGCTTCTCGCGGGGATGTATTGCTGGCGGGCGAACACCCGGTGATGTTCCTCGGGGAACATGGTGGCCCCTCGGCCAGCCTCGTCAATACCAATTTGCTTACTCGCTTGGTTCACGCTATTGCCTCCTCCAGCCCCGCAAGGGGCGATACCGTAAGATCCTCGTTACCCCGAAGCGCCCACTCATAATCCGCAGCGGCGGCCCTCATGGCTTGCTTATAGTTACTGCCCTCAGTGATCGCCACCTTGCGCTTGTGCAACATGCCCTTCTTCCCAATGGAGCGTACTGCGTAGATCTGCCACAGGGGACCCAACACCACGGTAGCCCTCATCCAGGCATACACCGGGCGGTTCTCTAAGTAATGCCAAGGGAGATCATCGTAGGCGACCCCATTGACCACAGCAAGGACATGACAGGCTGTGGCCACGATGAACCGCCCCTTGGGGTTGTCCTTGAGGAAGTCGTGGAGCCTGTACCGCTTGGTGGCCTTCGGGATGCCGTAGCGTTCTCCCTTATGGAACCCCATCTTGTGCATCTGCCAATAGATCCAGTCCCCGGCGCCATCCACCAGGGTGTTGCTCCGGCCCCAATCCTCAATGTCAAACCCCGCGCTGCACTTCCGCCCAGCGCCCGCCAGGACATCATACGCCTGGTCGTAACTGAAGGAGCAAACCCTGGCGAGGGCTCGCACGGTGCAATCCCGGGTTTGCTTAGGGCGGCTGCTCTTAGAGCGTCCCGCATCATCGAGTTTGAAACTCATAGGTGACCCACCCAAAGGAGCAACATCGCTAGGGCGAGCAGAGGTAGCATACAGCCAGCCGGGATCGTAGGGCCGTCAATCTCGGGGTCAATCACAGCTTCAAGCGCCAATACATGGTGCCCTCCCCGCGCCATTGGCTTGCCGGCCGGTATGCCCTGAAGCCACACGCAATGAGATTGTTCGTGGAGGGCGGGTTATCGTAGGTGTCACTCGAAACGTGGGTGCCCTTCAATTCCTTCGCACGGGCAACGCGGGCTTGGATGAGTTTGCGCTGGAGCCCCTGGCCACGATGATCCGCCTCCACGAAGGCCCTGGCGAGGTAGAAGCTGCCCTCCTCGTACATGGAGTGACACATGGAGGCGCACCCCACGGGCTGCTCCACACCGTCCACCACAGCGAACGCCACCCACCAGGCCATCCCTATGAATGTCGTGGGGCGGTCCCCCGCGCCGTTGTTGAACCCCGTGGCCATCATCCGGGCGATCTCCTCGGCGTAGGCGATAGGATCCACCTTGCGGACTACATAGCGGGTCGGCTTTGGCTTCTTCGGCTTCTTACGGGTGGCCATTAGATGGTGCCTTCTTCAAAGGTGGAGTGCATTGCGTGGAGATCATACCACATATCCTTGAGGCCCCTCGGGACGTTGCCGAACCATCCGGCCGCCACCTGGGAGAGGCTCATAAAGTGCTGCACCTGGTCAACGTCAACGGTCTCGTCCCAGTGCTGCTCCTCAAGGGAGAACTTATCGTAGCCCATATAGGCAAGGTGTGAGAATATCTCCAGGGCTTCCTCGGGGTGGTTCTGGGAGAGTTCCACTGAGAGGAGCGGAGGGAGAGCGTTGAGGGGTGCCCACTTGGTGGGGCGCTTGGTGTGCCATTCATGGAGTTGCCGGATCGCTACGATGTCCGCCCCCTCGATGTCCACCTTCATGTAGTAAGGCACCCCGAACGTCTTCAGGAGATACCCAACGGTGGTCCCCTCCACAGTGTGGGCGACCTCCTCGGACCTCTTCACCCTGTCCGGTATCGTGGAGTGGGTCTCCCCGTGGGCGCCCTTCCCCGAGGTGTAAAGCTTGGTGGGTTTGCCTTCGGGAGATATGGCCCGGTGGACCACACGGCAATCGAACCGCTGGAGGTGGAACCGCTGGTCACACTCATGGGCTAACTCGGGGTGCGCCTCCACGGTGACGGTGCGCCAGCCCTTGTCCAGGTAGAAGGCGGTATCGTTTCCCTTGTGAGCCCCAAGGTCTAGGAACAATCGCTTAGAGGTCACGGAGCCTAACCCCCATATTCAACATCATGACTCCGCAAGCGGCGCACAATAGGGCGGCAGGCAGGAAGGTTACCCCGAGGTCCGCCATCCAGGCGGCGAACCCCAAGGCAATAATCCCCATGCAGATACAAAGCTTGCTCATCATGATGGTGTGCCCCTCCTAGTAACCAGGCCCTAAGGCCCCTTGCGATTTAGCATATTGTACTAAGCGGGTGTGGTCAACCATCATCTTTTTGATTAGCGCCTTGGGTATCCGCACATGCGTCCCCCGTTTGGTCTCAGCCGATATGGCCAGGGTGTGCAGATCATCGGGAGATAACTCCAATGTTAGGGGCTTGCTCATTAGCGCCCCCTCCCCGGCCGGTGCTTCGCACCTTTGGGCGGATCATAAAGTTCGCCCTTAACAAAGTAGGAGACACAAGGGCGATTGCCCCCACGATCAATCCACCCGTGCGCCCTGCCGTGCCACTCAATATCTTGACCGCAACACCCGCACACCTCATGGTCTCCATGTTTGCGCTTTCTCATAGGTACACCTTGCCGTCATCGCCCACATAAGTGTTAACCTCGCTGTGGCGGCAAGCCTTGGAGAGTATCTCCCCGAGTCCACCATCGGAGATGATCTTACGGGCAGCCAGAGCTTGGCCCCACACTTCGCGGTCGCCTTGATTGGCCATCATCACGGCCGTTAGCCGCTCATACTCTTCGGAGTCGGGCTCTAGTTCCTTACGGTCCCAAAACCCCACGCCGTGCCTGTTGCGAGTAAACCAATAGTCCCGCCCCGCTTGGGCCGCATCATAGGCGCGGCTATAGGCGACCTCCAGGCTTTCCCGGTTTGCTGCTTGGAAGGTGGCGCAATCAAGGATGATGGTAGCGAGAGCCTCGGGCGCAAGGTCTCCAAAGCACGGCGCTTCGCTGCTATCCGCAAGGAAGGTCCCATTGCCACACCCATCAAGGTGCAACTGCTCCCCATCCGTAAAGAACATGGCCTCAATATAACCTTGGGTGAATGGGTCCAGGGTGTTGAACTCGGGACTTTCCTTCCCCGGCAAGATGAACTCAGGCATTGCGTGATACTCCTCTATGTGCCGCATTAGCGCGGCGGGTTGGTTCAATTTGATATAGCCCGGGTGTGCTAGAGCGTGGCGCGGTTGGCCAACGCTTCGGAGATGTCTCCGTTGCGGCTCAGGCTTTCCACAAAGTCACAGAACGCTAGCCTAGTATCTGTGAGATAGTCGCCATCCCGCCCCCGCTTGCGCGAGGCTTGCGGATGCTGCTCCCAAAATGCCGCCCTGATTTGGCGCTGGCTTGTAATACGCATAACGATACTCCCTCTAGTTGCCTATATCAGGAGCCCCACACTTGGGAGCCCCTGAAGTTGGCAACCTTTAGAGCCTCTCCACTTCGCTTATGAGTTCCTGCAACGCCACCCGGCCTAGCACTCTTTCGAGGTCGCGCGTATTGGCTTTTGTAGCGTTATAGATAGCCTCCGCTTTGCGGCTATCAGTGTCAAATCCATATTCACTAGCCCATTCTTCAAAATCGCGGGTGGCTTCAAGGCCCACTGCATCGGAGGCTAGGCTATCTAGGATGTCGGCCAACTCCGGCCGGAACTTATCCTTTACAGCGTTGCGGTATTCTTGGGCATAAAGCGTATTGGGTTGCCGGAGCCAGTGGCGCCGCTTGTCAGACAAGCCCCAACCAGCGCCCAAGGGGTTAGCCTTGCGGATCCATGCGTCAACAACCCCCGGCCCTACGCTGTAGTATGTTGTCATGAGGATCCCGGCCGGGTTTTTGATAATGCAAAGGAAGTGGCTTGGTATAATCCTCTTGCCGTAATCCATGAGCCCATCCGGCCGGTGTGCAATGGGTTGGGCCTCAAGTGTTAGGCCATGCTCCGTTACGAAGTCTCCAATTGATTTGCTCATAGTTAGTTTTCCTTCCTAGGGTTAAAATCCTGGAGACTAGACGCCACGCCTATCATCTCCATACCGCGTTCCGATGCGCCTAAATTGATTGCCGCCCTTCCAGCGTTAGCAATGGCCGGGGCCAGTGATGCGGCGACCTCCCATAGGCTAGTGCGGGCTATCATGGCGCGTAGCTGGGCCTTTTCGGTATTGTTTAGGGGGCGAGACATTAGGAAAACTCCCGCGCGATAGTCTTACCGAATAAGGCTTCCACAATGTCGCCATGGTCTAACTCGTAGTATTCCCCCGGCTCAAAGTATTCCGCGCCTTCAGCATCACTATCGCAAGGCTCCATAGTTTTCGCATTGAGGTATTCACCCTCGGGTTCCCGCTCCAGGATGCAGCCCGCTTCAGCATCAACAAACAATTTCGAGGGGAGACCATCTAGGAACCCGCGCAAAGCATCGCCCACCGGCCCAACATAGGTCTCAGTTGTTTCCCCGGGGAGGTCTTCAAGGTCACTTGCAAAAGTGGCGTAATGATCCACCGTAAAGGCTTCAATGCCTTCAGGAGGGACACGGCTAAAGCAGGGCCCGTGGTAAAGGTCATAACGACAAGCGCTGGCGCAAGCGGCAATGTGTGGCGGGATAGTGATGTGATCCGCCACTGCCTTAGAGATTGTTTCAGGGATTGGCATAACCTAGATGCTCCTTCTTTAGTGTAGCGTCATTGCTCCACTGGTCCGCCCCTAGGGATAACCCCTAGGAGCAAACCGCTAGGGCCTAAAGCTTGGAGAGATACCACACGGAATAGTGGCGGATGGTGTCTCCCTTGGTGACAGTCTGGAAGCATGAGCCCGAGCGATAAGGGCTATTGCGTACCGCATCGTAGGCCGCCTTGGAGACGCGCACCCCGTTTAGGTAATAGGTGCGGCCCTTGGGCGTGATGGTCTCTTGGAGTTGCTCGCTCATGTTCAATACTCCCTAAGTTCAACATTATGGCGCTTCGC